GGCTTTCCTTCCATAAATCTATACAAAAAAGGTAAAAAATGGCTAAGAAGTCTGCCGCCAGTTTAACGGTGGTGGCAGTTAAGCCGAAAGATGCGAGGCTTTCACCTCCTGGGACTCTAACCGCGAAGCAGAAAGAGTTGTGGCTAGAGATTGTTGCATCTAAACCGGCCGACTGGTTCACCGTAGATGTTCAATCCCTGCTTGTTGCTTACGTTAAAGCTATTACGTCTTACGACTCCTTGTCGGCTCGCGTTGATGCTATGGAGCTTACGCCTGGACAAGTTGATATCAAAGACGAAGACAAATTGTATGCCATGTTAGAGCGGCAAGCAAGACTTATTCAGTCATTTGCCACAAAGATGCGCCTTACAAACCAATCGCGTTATCAGAATTCAACCGCTGCTGTTAAGTCCTCAAAGGCTGGCAGCACTAGGCCGTGGGATTAAGATCAGATCGTAATATCGAATGGCTTGAAACTTATTGCCGCATACCAGAAGGGAAATTAGTAGGGAAGGAACTCAAGCTAACTGAGATACAGAAGCAGTGGGTAAGGGATATATACGACACGCCTACTCGTGTCTTTATCCTCTCGATGGGCCGCAAAAACGCTAAGACAGCATTTGCGGCTTTTTTATTGCTGCTTCATTTATGTGGTCCAGAAGCGAAGAGAAACAGCCAGCTTTATAGCGATGCGCAGAGTAGGGAACAGGCCGCAATTCTGTTTGCTCTTGCTGCGAAGATCGTTCGCATGTCGCCTGATCTGGCGCAATACATCACGATCCGTGACACAGCGAAGCAGTTAGCCTGTTCCGAGCTAGGCACTCTCTACCGAGCGTTGTCTGCTGAAGCATCCACTGCTTACGGTCTTAGTCCTGCCTTCACCGTTCATGACGAACTAGGGCAGGTTAAGGGTAATCGCTCTGAATTGTACGAGGCGCTAGAGACTGCTGCTGCGGCTCAAGACGAACCGCTTAGCGTAATCATCAGCACTCAGTCTCCGACTGATGCAGACCTTCTAAGTTTGCTTATTGATGACGCCCTTACAGGTTCTGATCCTAGAGTAAAGGTAAGGATTCACGCGGCTCCGCTAGATGCTGATCCATTTAGCGAGACGGCTATACGTGCGGCAAACCCGCATTACGATGTTTTTATGAACAAGCAGGAGGTAATACGCCAGGCCGACGAGGCTAAGCGCATGCCTTCTCGTGAAGCCGCTTATCGCAATCTGGTTCTTAACCAGCGAGTAGAGGCGCGTAACCCTTTCGTATCGCGTCAACTATGGATAGACAACACAGGCGAGCCATTGACGGAACTGGCGGGGCTTGAAGTCTACGGCGGTCTGGACTTATCCAGCGTATCCGACTTAACCGCTCTAGTCCTTATCGCTAAGAGTAACGATGTATGGCACGTAAAGCCTACTTTCTGGCTACCGCGTGAAGGTCTAGAGCAGAAGGCTAAGACTGATCGCGTTCCATACGATGTATGGGCAGAGCAGGGGTATCTGGAGACTACGCCTGGTAGAGCGATTGAGTATGAATTCGTCGCTGAATACCTCAGAGGCGTATTCGATAGCTGCAATGTTAGAGCAATAGGCTTTGACCGTTACAACATGCGGTTCCTTAAGCCGTGGCTGGAAAAGGTTGGATTCTCTGAAGAAGAGTTAGAGAGATTTGTCGAGTTCGGTCAAGGATTCGTCAGCATGTCTCCTGCGCTCCGTGCGTTGGAATCGTTGCTACTTTCCAAGCAACTCGCTCATGGAATGCATCCAGTCCTGGCGATGTGTGCTGCGAACGCTACAGTAGTTAAAGACCCTGCCGAGAATCGCAAGTTTACCAAGGCAAAGGCTACAGGCCGCATTGATGGCATGGTTGCATTGGCTGAAGCTGTTGGCGTGGCTATGTCGCATGAGTCTGAGAATACCGAAGTGGGGATTATGGTTTTATGAAATGGTCTTCACTCTTACCTTGGAGCAGAAAGAACTCAATCTCCAGTCCTCGCGACATCCTAAAGGAGCTTATATCTCAAGCCAGCTCCAAAACTGGTATCTCAGTTAACTGGAAAACAGCATTGCAAGCGACTACGGCTCTGGCTTGTGCGCGTGTCATAGCAGAGGGGATAGCGCAAGTTCCGTTCAAGCTGTTTCAAGAGACTCCAGAAGGCGGAAGGAATCCTGCAAAAGACAATGCTCTATATGAGGTAGTTTATCTAAAGCCCAACGAATTTCAGACATCGTTCGATTTTCGCGAACAAATGGGATTGCATCTTGCTTTCATGGGTAATTTCTACGCTTACAAGGTGAAAGTGAAGGGTAGGGTAGTCGAATTACTCCCTTTTGAGCCTCAATTAGTCACTTTAAAGCGTGATGGCTGGAATAGAAGCTTTGATGTTTATACGGGGAACGGCAAGACAATAAACGTTCCTTCGGAGGATATGTGGCACGTTCGCGGTTTGTCATGGGACGGAATGGCCGGTTTAGAGGGCGTAAAGCTTGCTCGTGAGGCTATTGGACTGTCTCTGGCGACTGAAGAACATGGTTCCAGACTGTTTTCAAACGGCGCAAGGGCTGGTGGGATTATCTCATCTGACTCATCTAAGCCGTCTGAAGAAATTGTCAAGCATATGCGCGACACATGGGAAGAAATGCAGGGCGGCTCTGCTAATGCATTTAAGACAGCTTTCCTGTTTGGGGGTCTCAAATATCAGTCTTTAGCTCAAACTGGCGTTGATTCTCAGCATTTAGAGCAAAGGCGCTTCCAAGTAGAGGAAGTATGTCGCGCAATGCGGGTTATGCCAATCATGGTTGGCAATTCTGACAAAGCGGCTACCTACGCCAGCTCAGAGAATATGTTTTTGGCTCACGTGGTTCATACCTTAATGCCTTGGTATGCGCGTATTGAGCAATCTGCTGCTGTAAACCTTCTTTCTGACAAAGAAAGGGCTTCTGGACTCTATTTCGCATTTGTTGCACAGGCATTGATGCGCGGCGCAAGCAAGGACAGGGCTGAATATTTCGCAAAAGCTCTTGGCTCTGGTGGCTCTCCTGCTTGGTTAACACAGGATGAAGTCCGCGCTCTAGAAGAATTTAACCCGATGGGCGGGGTAGCAGCAGCATTACCCATCGCAACGAACATCAGTAAAGGTACAGAGAATGCAAACACAGCGCCTTAATTGCGGCCTTCTAGAGCTTAAATTCGCTTCTGGAGATGCTGAAACCATGAGTTTTAGCGGATATGGCGCTGTTTTTGGAAATGTTGACCACGGCGGGGATTTAATCGTCAAGGGCGCGTTTTCCAATTATCTGGAAGAGGTTAGGTCAGGTAAACAGCAATGGCCCTCCATGCTTTTGCAGCACGGGGGCTTCACTTCCGAGGATATGACGCCAATCGGCGTGTGGACAAGCCTTTCAGAGGATGAAACGGGGTTAAAAGTAGAGGGGAAGTTGGCGGATACGCCTCGTGGACATGAAATATACCAACTAATGAAGATGGAGCCACGTCCTGCTATTGACGGGCTTTCAATCGGTTATATGGCTCGTGAGTTTGAAATTGGTGGAAAATCTGACCAGTTTTATCGAAAACTAAAGAGAATTGACCTGTTTGAAATCTCACCGGTTACCTTTCCCATGAACGGGAAGGCCCGTGTTGGTGCTGTTAAATCTGATTTAACCATTCGTGAAGCAGAGAGAGCCTTACGGGACGTAGGTTTTTCTCTGTCTCAAGCCAAAGCGATTCTCGCTGAGGGTTTTAAGTCTATTCCAAATCGGGACGAGGAAGGGATGGGCGAGTTAGCGGAAATAATCCGCAAAAATACCGCAATTCTTTCAAATTAATTAAGGAGTATTCATGGAAATGGAACTGAAAGACCTGCTCACGAAGCAGGGAGAGGCGTTTGAAGCCTTTAAGAAGGCAAATGATGACCGACTTAAGGCTATCGAGTCGAAAGGCTACGCTCCTGCTGATTTGACCGGAAAAGTCGAGCAAATCAACGCTGATCTGTCGCAACTTGGCAAAGATATTGCCGAAGTAGCAAAGAAATCGGCCCGTCCTAATGTTGGTAACGATGCTGAGCTTTCTCAGGACGAAGTTGAGCACAAGCAAGCGTTCAAGAAGTTCATCCGTAAGGGCGAAGGAACCGGATTGGCTGATCTGGAAAAGAAAGTATTCCAGATGGGGTCTGATGTTGACGGCGGATATCTGATTTCTAAAGAAATGGATGGAACGATTGAGCGCGTCGCTTCTACCGTCTCTACCGTTCGCAACCTGGCTGAAGTCCGCACTATCGGCAAAGAGGCTATCAAGTTCCGCGTTAAGACATCTGGAACTGCTGCACGTTGGGTAGGAGAGGGCGAAGCGGGTGGGGAAACGACCAATCCTAAGTATGCGATGCTTGAAATTGCTGCTGAGGAAATGGAAATTGAGCCGTGGGCGTACAACTCTGCGCTGGAAGACGCTGACTTCGATATCGAGTCAGATTTGGCGCAAGAAGCCGGAATTGGTTTTGGGGAAGGTGAAGGCGTGGCGTTCGTAAGCGGCAACGGAGTTAAGAAGCCTCGTGGTTTCCTGTCTTATGACATCGTAGCCAATGCTAGCTACGCATGGGGCAGCGTTGGTTATATTGCTTCTGGCGGAGCTGGTGCGTTTGCATCGTCCAACCCTGGCGATAACATCATCAATTTGGCGCATTCGCTTAAAGCAACTTACCGCAATGGCTCGGCAATGCTTATGGCTGATACGACCCTCGCGGCTCTGCGCCAGATCAAGGATGGATCGGGACATTTCTACCTGTTCCAGCTCGATCCGACTGGTAAGTTCGCTGGTTTCGTGTTCGGTGTGCCGGTTGAGATTGATGACAACATGCCTGTTATAGCGGCTAATAGCTACTCTATAGCCTATGCAAATTGGCAACGTGCTTATCGGATCGTTGACCGCAAGGGAATTACCCT